GCCCAAGTCGTCCAGGTGCCTTCGTCCGTGCAGGACGCGGACCCCGTTCACGTCGACCGGGGCGCCCTCGACGGCGGTTACGACCAGTCGGACCTCGTGGCCTCGTCGGGCTAGGGCGGAGAGCATTTCGTGGAGCATGATCTCCGAACCGCCCCGATTGTGAGGGAGTCCGTAGTGGGCTACAGCGGCTATTCGCACGACAGCCTCCGGATAAGCTCCTTCATACGGGTCGCGTCCCTTCGGGCTGACCGGTATAAGCGCTCCCGGGCGATGTTCCGCTTGTACCCCTCGGAGGATTGGTCCATCTCGGACGGATGCCAGAGCCCGAACATGAGCCCGGGATGTCGGACGGTCGGACCGAGGAGGGCGTCACACGCGAACTTGAACGCGACGTCCTCGCCGCCCCACCCGTGGAACCCCTCGTCCTGGCCGCCGGTTGAGAGGTAGGCGTCCCGGTCGATTACCAGGCACCCTCCCACAGCCGTGGTGACCATGAACTCGGGCTTACCGGCCCGATGTCCGGCCCCATGGTCCAGGATTCTCCGCGTGTGCTCTTCCGTCAACGACAAGAAGAACGTGTGCGGAAGGTGAAGCCTGCCGTCCTGGGCCGCTTCGATGGCCTCCAGCAACGGTCGCTTCCGAACTAGAGTGTCTGCGTCGCAGACGACCACGATACCGTCGTCGGCCTGACGAACTCCCAGGTTCCGGGAAGCCGCCCGGTTGAACTGCTCGTCGCCGGAGTCGGCGACGATCACCCCGGCACCGGGGAGCAATGTCTCCATGTGCCTCCGGGTGTACTCGAATGCTCGTACTCGGTGTGGATCACTCCCCCGGTAGGGGAAAACCACCGTTACGTTCACGTGTCGACCCCCTCCCCGTCCCCCAGTAGACGGCTGGGCAGGTACCGCAGTCGGACCTGTACCAGTGAACCCCGTCGGGTGGCGGGTCTATCAGATACCCCTCCTGGCCAGACGCTCGGGCGCCATAGATGTCGTACGGCACCGAGGTTTGCGCCGGAATCGAGGCCTGCCAGTCGATCAGCCTAACCTTGTCGTCGTAAAGAACGACATTAACGAGGCAGACATCCCGGTGCCACACCCCCGCACGGTTAACCCGGTGGATCAGGTTCCAGAGCTCGCCCTCGTACCGGTACGAGTGTGCGATCGGGACATCCAGGATCGGGGTGCACTTCTCGGTGACGATATACAGGTCTCCCCAGGCGACGAGCGGTGGAGTTGCCCACGGGAGCTGGTGGTACCGGGCGACCTCGGTCGCCCAGGCCATACGTCCCTCCCGGGTGTCCCGCCACTGTTTGACTACCCCGTGATCGCTGTGGATGATGTCCGCCTTCACGCGCCACAGCTCCAATGGAAATACCCGAGGACCTTGCCACGCTTCGAGGCCACCAGGCCGTCGGACAACTCTTCGGCCATTTCGTCAAACGTCCAGTGCTCCCGGTGGATTTCGAACCAGTTACCTTCGTAGGCGTCTTGCTCGCAATGGATCAACGGGATGCAGACGATGACGTTATCGGCCCAGGCCGTCAAGCGGGCCAGGACGCCGCGGGCTTCGACCTTCGTCATGTGCTCCAAGACGTCGCCAACGATGGCCAGGTCAGCCGGAGCGTGGATGGACTGGAGGTCGCAATGCCGGATATCCGCGACTACAACGTGGTTGTACTTGCTCCGAAGGTTGTACTTGGAGACGTACGGCCCCCATGCCTCTACGGCCATCCAATGGGCCCTGGTATGCCTGCGGGCCAGGTCGGAATAAGTACCCTCGCCGGGGCCAACGTCCAACACGGACCGCGGGTCGATCGCCTTAATACGCTCCAGGGCCCACCGCTTGTTCTCCTTGTCGGACGTTGGCATCAGTCCGCCTTCTCGGTTGTCTTCGTGCGCCGCCGGGGTTTCCGGGCGGGCTTATCTGTCTCGGGCTCCGGGGCGAACTCGTAGCCCCGGGAACCGTCGCCAACCAAAGCGGTAGCGACGGACTCCCGGACGTCCACCACGGTCCCGTTAGGGCCGCGGACGCGCATATCAGCTACCCGCCTGCCCGGTGAAAACCGCGACGGCCTCGGGGCGTACGACCTTGCCGCCGTAGACGTGGAGTCCCCGGATGCGGTCGGCGAAACGGTTTTCCGACCGGAGAGCTTCCGTCTTCTCGATCTGAGAGACGTACGCGACAGCAGGGCTGTAGAACGCGAGGGCCTGGGGCGCGTCGGTCTCCGGGAGATTCTCCGACGTCACCACCCGGAAGCCCAACAGGTTCCCGATCGTCGCCGACCGGAGGCCAGCGGGGGAGCCCGCGACGTCAGCGCTCGTGAGCTTCGCGTCGGCGCTCAGCAGGAGCGCCTCGAACTCGGCGTTGACCACGAGCACGCGGCTGCCGAGCGGGACGTGAGCTTTGTTCAAGACCTTCCGAAGGTCGCGGATGACATCGTGCGCCTCATCACCTGTGGTGATCGTGGCGGGGTCGAGGACGTTACCCGAGTCAGCCTCCGACACAGCCGTAGCCAAGATGAACTGGTCGGCGTCCTCGGCGAGCCCAGCCGCTGCGGACCGAGTGTACGCGTCCATGCTACCGGCCGCTTGTGCGCGGTCGATGTCGTCGATGTAGAAGTCGAAGACCTTCTCCTGGTCGATCAGGAGGTCCTGCCCCGTGTCCGACACGGCGTCGGCGGACGTGGTCCGGCCTGCGGCCTTGTAGTCTTTAATCTCCACGTCGACGGCGCCGGTGATCTTCACGGTGTTACCGCGAGTCGCGTCACCCTCATACTCTCGGTTAACGAGGTTCGCCGCGACAGCCTGCTCCCGGAAGTTGAGAAGCATTTGCGCGTTCCAGATTTCCGGGATGAAGTTTTCAATGGCCACCTGTTACTCCTATGTGTATTAACTTCGACCGAGAACGTTGTTCAGTCGCCCGGCCGACTTGGCGGAAACAATTTCCTCTGGCGTCATGTGCCGGAGGTCCTCCCGGGTGAGCTGCCCGGCCGCCGGGCTCTTCCCCCTCCCGGTGTCCAACGTGACCCGTACGCCTTGCGCGGACAGGTACGGTTTACGCTCGAGGAGTTCGTGGATCGCGTCGGAGATCTCCGACGTGTCCACGTTCCCGGACTCGTCAACCTCGAACTCCGCGAGGTCGAGGTAGCGGAGGGCGTCCTCCGGGTCGGCCAGCTTCCCAGCCGCAGCTGCCTTGATTTCACTCCGGAGAATCCGCTCGTTCGCCCGCGCGATCGCCGCGGCCTCCGCCTCCCGACGAACAGCATCGAGCTCCTGCTCGTCTGGGGTCTTATCTTTCGACTCGATGGCCGCCCTCAACTCGGCGACCTCTCGCTCCAGCTCACGAGCGCGCGCCCTTGCGGCTTTTTCGCGCTCCTTCATCGCGGAAAGAGCCTTCTTACCGGCGTCGCCGAGTGCCTCGCTCCCCTCCGGGGCGTTGGCGGCCTCGACCGCCGCGTCGCTACCCTGGCCATCGGCAGCGACAGTGTTGTCCACAGTGGTCTCTTCCATTAGGTAACCTCCCCGTTGCGGGTCGTCGGTTCGTCCTCCGTCGCGGAGGTCAGATGATGTATCCGTGGAGCCGCAAGAGATCGATCGTCTCCTCCCGGCTCCGCGCGATTCGGTAGATGGTTTCTGGCATCAGGCGTTCCGCCCCTTGCAGGCGATGCCTCGCGAAACCCCGGGCCGTTCCCTCCGTCGTGGTCCCTGCGGTCGTCATACCCCTCCGGGCGTTGACCACCTGCGAGATATCGGCCCCGTCTCGGATGGCTTGCGCGCCGTCCTTTGTGAAAATACGGTCTTGTTCTTCGGGCGACAGCGAGTCGAAGAACTCCCGGGGGTCCGAAAGCAACCCCTCCCGTCGAACAGCATTCGCCCCCTTTGCGGGCACGTGGATGCACTTACAACGGGGGTGACGCCGGAACCCTGAGTTGTACTTGTAGTACCGCCCTGCGAGCACGGCACACCGAGAACAACCCCGCCCGCGGAGCGTCCTGACGTACCCAACCCGGGGGCGCGCGGCGATGGCCACCCCGTCGGCCACGCGTCCAGCGTCCAGTATTTGAGTCCGGACAGCCATATCCAGCGTAGCTTGGCCGACCGCCAGCGACTTTTGCAGGCTGTTGCCTCGACTCGTGGCGATCTTGAACGCGACCGCCGGGCGATAGAGAAGGCCGAACAACGACCGGCCGTCCGAGGCCACCCCTGCGAACGCCTGGGGGTCCACCTGCCCCGCGGGCTCGACATCTCCGCCCTGTAGCTCTAACGCCTCGTGGGTGTACGTGTCCGCCCTCGAGGCTGCCAGTACCTGGAACCCGGTGACGACCGAGAGGACGCGGCCGATCAGCGACAGCCACGACCCCGAGACGTCGTCCTTGTCTACGCGGGACCAAGCCTGTCGCGCTTCCCGAGCCGCCTCGGCAGCCAGAGTATCCCGGTACATCGCGTGGGACTCCGACAGGGAGCTAAGCGCAGCCACTACTCGACCCCCGGGGTGGACATCTGGCGGGCGAGGTCCGCGATCGGGTCCATACGGGCCTCCTCACGGGCCATCCGGAGGATGCGTTCGATGTCGTCCGGGTCGACGCCGTCCTGCTCCAAAATGTATTGGAGCGGGTAGCCCATGGCGCGTTTCTTCTGGAGAGCATCCGCCCGCTGGGCATCCGATCGATACTGGACGTCCCGCCACAGCAACTTCGACGAACGGACAGCCTCCGCCTTAGCCTTGTCGCCCATCGCGGACGCGATCAGCCAGTAGAGGCGCCGCAACGCCGGATTGATGTACGTGATCCGTTCCTGTGTCTTCGACACAAGCCCCGCCTCGGCTACCGTCAACGACTCTGCCGAGGTGTTGACCATTTTGGCCACGAGGTAGTGAGGAGGAGTCCTCGTCTGTGCGGCGATGTGTTCGACGGCTTGCTCAATGACTTTCGAGAAGGCGTCGAGATTCGAGGAGGACCACTCGCCGATACTGACGTTCTCCCCGTCCAGGAAGACCACCCGGTCCTGTGTCAGCTCCTGGAGCTCGACCGGTTGCGTCCCGACGACGTTTCCGTCCTCGTCCAGAATCGGCCTCATCGGTGGCCCGGAGTTCAGGACGACCCGCTGTTTCAGGCTGGCATAGTCTAGCGCGTTGAGCAGATAGGCCCACGCTAGGTTGATGCCGTCCTGCATCGACATCACTAGGGAGATGTCCGAAATAGGTGTGTCGTCCAAGAGGGACTGATTGCGGAACTCTACGAGAGGGAGGCCCGGGAGACCGTGGCGGCCCTCGGGCTCCTCCCCGGGTCGCTCCTCCCACCCGAACAGGTCAGTCTCTCGCCACTCGGAGCCATCCTGCTTCGCGGTTCGACGGCGGAGCTTGAAAACCTGGCCGTCGTCCGTCAACAGCTGCGCATAGTCGTAGCCGTCGTCGTCGTCCGTCCACATGATCAGGCCGTACCGCGGATGACCGGTGATCGGGTTGTTCTCGACGATCGCCTGAGCAGGGTGCTCGAACGTTACCCTCGGGGTGACGCCGTCCTCGGGGGAGACCAGGGCGTACGACCGCCCGGTCGTAATCATCATGAGGATCGCTTCAGATAACCCTCGGTCGCACTCGTTCTCGACGAAGACCCGGTGCAGGTCTCTGTCGAGGAGAGTTTCCCCGGGGAGACGGACCCCGAGGTGGACCATGCGCTCCGCTGGAGCCTGAGCCACCGGGGCCACCCAGTTATCCGAGAATCCCTCGAACCTTTTCGAAAAGTAGTCGGCAAACTCCTCCGAGGCGAACCGGAGCCTCCCAGACTCGCCCCGGAGATACTGGACCTGGCGGCGGATTTCCGGTCGTCGCGCTCGGAGGCGGTCGCTCAATCGGTTCATCACTCGGGCGGCCCCGAGCATGTCGAGCGCCATTTTCTTTACCTCCGTCGACTAGTCCAAACTAGAGTCTCTTTCTTCCCGGCCCACAAACCGGCGGCCGTGGCGTCACCCGCGGCCTCGTGACAGATGATCGACGTCACGCAGGCGTCGATCTTCTGACCGCGAGCCGGTTTGACGAGCACATAACGGTTTCCCTGGCGAGCGGCGGCCCTGGCGTTACCTACGTGGCTTGACGTCCACGGGCAACCGTCGTGCGTGAACGAGGAATCAGACTTCGTAATGTCCGTCCTCAGCCGCTCAGCCGCAGCGTGCATTTGGGCAGGCCGGTATGTCGCCCACCTGATAACCTTTTTCTCCCCGTACCGGGACGCCCACTCGTCCACCTCGGTCTCCCAGTACGGCGGGTCACAGTACATCCGCACGACGTTGTACCGCTGCATCAACTCATCCACGGCCGCCGACACCTCGAGTCGGGGCACCTGACCGCCGAACTCCTCCGGGTTCCAAATTGTCGGCCGGTTGTCTGGTCCGTACGTCGGAGTGAACTGGTAACCGTCCGATGTCTCGGCTCGAATCACCGTCCAGTCGTCCGAATCAGACCCGTCGAACCCGAGGACAACCCGAGTGCCCGGCTTGACGTCACGAGGCGCCTTGCGCTTTTCCCAGTGCGCCAAATCAACCCACGAACCCGAGCCGGAGACCACCCGGTTCCCGAAAAACCGCTCAGCCTGCGTCGGGTCCTGTTCGAGCAACTCCACAGCCTCAGCCTCGATCGAGTCGAGGTCGATATGGCCGCCGTTCTCCCGGAGAGAGTGCCAGTAGACCCACCGGTGGATTTTCCGCCGCTCCGCCTTGTTGGTGTACGACAGTGTGGCCGGAGCCTGAGGGTGGAACCGGAAAACGTCCTTAGCCGAAGACTGCGCCGTCTGCTGGGCGACCGAGTCCTCCGAGGGGTCCCACGCGTTCGTAGTCTCCTCGGACCGCCCGCCCATACCGGCGAGACCACGACGTTGTGTCGTGGCCACCTTGTCCATCCGGTTGGACTTCGTCCAAATACCGGTCTCGTCCTGAGCCACGAACGTAACGCGTTGCCCGAGGCGGCTCTGCGCGCTCGACGTCACAGTGTCGATCCGGCCGTGGCGTCCAATTCGGATGAAATCCTCGCCGGTTTTCGGGATTCTCTCCGACAGCGGGCCAGCCTCAATCATCGGCCGAAGAGCGCCGTAGATGTTGTCAGTCTGCTCCTCCGAGTACGCCGTAATCTGGATCAACGGCGTGGGCCACGGCATGCCCATTGGCTCGCCAGGCTGGTACTCGTAGACGAACCCGCAGCCACACTGGTAGTCCCGGCAGTCGTAGACCTCCCCGCCCCTTGCCCAACCGGCGAAAAGCGCGGGCCCGACGGCCTCCAGGCAAATGTGGGCGGCCGTGTACGGGCCCTTACCGGCTTTCTGGGGGAGGACTATCTGTCCGCGTCGGTAGTAGAACGCCGGAGCGAGCACAGGGTCGTCAGGGTTCCAGACGGCATCCGGCTTCACCCGGTAGAAATTGGCCAGACACCACGCCTGCCAGTCCAGGAGCTCGAACGGCTCGCCTTTCCGGAATCCATCCGGAATGACGCAGTGCGCCTCGACCCAGTCGAGGGCGACAAAGAGCGTCGGGAAGTCGATCCGGAACTCCTCATTCACCGCCGGGCACCACCTTAAAGCGCTCCCGCGCGGACCTCCTCCGAGGGGTGGACCCCGTGTCAGAGTCCACAGTGGAGGACTCGGGCGGCGCGATCTTCCACCGGTTCCGCAACATCCCCTGGACACTCAGTCCGAGTGAGTCGAGGTACTGCCGAAAAAGTTTCTGTCTCTCACTTGTGTTTGCCTTGTTATCGGGATCCTCCACGACGGCCATGAGGCGTACGTACATCGCCACCTCGACCTGTTGGCCGTATGCCTCCCACATGACGGCCTGGGGTCTGCTCCACTCGCGTTTCCACAGGTCGTACTCCCTCTGGGTCTGCCACAGCAACGGCCATTCTGGAGGGTCACCGGGTCGGCCGTCCGCCGGGAGGATTACCCACCCGGCGGCGTCGGAGGGACGGTCACGCCGGAGGGCGTTAGGGTCCGGGGGAGGCCCGGATACGGTTCGTGCGCCCCCTCTCGGCATGTCGTCCTCCTTTCAGGGGCTAGTCGGTTACTAGGGAGCACCACCGCCGCCCGATGGGTCCGAAGGGGGATCTGGCGGGGGCGTCGGGGGCGTCGTGGGTGTCTCCGAGGGACCCGGACCCACGGGCGGCTCCGGGTCGACCGGGTACACGCATGTGTGCACGTCGACGGTGGACCCGTCCGCGGCCATCACTGAGACTCGTGACGGCGTGCATGCCTCGGACTCTGTGTCGGCCGAAGCGACGGACGAAAGGATAACGGCCGTGGCTAGGCCGACGGCGGAAAAGCCACCAGCAACGGCGGCGATGTGGCCGGGCTCGGGTCTGAACTTCACTTGACGTCCCCTCTCGAGTGTTTGCGGTTGGTCACCGGTCGTCCTTAGCGGCCAAAATGGCCTGTCGAACGAAACAATCCCTCGCCTCCAGGAGTTTCCGCAGAGCGGCGGTCAATTCTGGACCGTCGGGGAGGGCGTCGACCATCTCTCGGGCCAACTCAGCGCAGGATCCCGAGATCGGGCGGACGTGCTCCGGCGAGCAGTCTAAGTCGAACAGCCCCAGCATTTGCGTGGTCGCGGGGTGTCGGTCCATGTTTC